CGGTGGCGGTGAGGAGGAGTAGGGCGAGGAGTGAGCGCATAAATGGAGGAACTGAGAATGGAGGAACTAGGAATGGAAAATGGATCAGAGAGCAGGCGGAGCGCCTGCGGTGAGGGGGATGTGATACTCGGTGTCGTCGCTACCAATGATGGAGAGGCAGCCACGCAGAATGGTGGCGCTGGCGATGCCGGTGATGCCGATGTTGGCAAGAGCCTGGATGGTCTGCTCGGTGGTGAGTGTTTGCGCGAGATCGAAGCGCAGAGCGCGGGCGGTGAGCCAGGCATCGGCTACATCGGCGGCGGGATCGGGCGCGGTGTCGCCGGGGCGGAAAAAGGCGTTTTTTAGCGTGATCGGGAATGCGGTGCGCTCGGTGAGGTCGTCAATGGTCCATTCGATTTCAAGGTAGGCAGGGCACTCCAGCGCATCGCCTAGCAGCGTGCGGAGGGCGTCGCTATCGACCGCGCTATCGTCCCAGGTGGCTAGGTAGTGTGCGGCGGTGCCTGATCCGGTGAGATCCATGGTGGCATCGAGCAGCAGCGTGGAGGCGGTGGGCGACGCTTTGACGATGCAGCGTGCGATGCTCTCTCCGCCGAGCGGAGCGACTGCGCCGTCTTCACCGATGAAGAAAGCTCGCACCGCGAGATGGGCGAGGAGCGTGATGGTGATAGCGGGTATCGCGGAGCCCGTCGCAGAGGCGCGGACGGAGTTGGTCTGGCGGAGAACGAAGGCGTCGTAGATCACGACACGCGAGCGGTGTCAAAAGCAAACCACGGATGGGGCGGATAAGACGGATGGCACGGAACGCGTTACCTGTTCGCTGTTCGCTGTTCGCGGTTCGCGGTTGCGGCGAACTTGGACGCTGCGCCGATCATGCTCGCTCAGTCTCGCTTGTCGGCGATCTGGTTGTTCACCCACTGCGGCTTACCCAGCTTTTTGTTGACGGCATTATGCACCGTGATGGCCCAGTCTTGGACCTCGCGACGAGTGGCGAGAGTGGGGGGATGGGCAGCGCGGATGGCTAGCCAATCGGGGCCGCAGCGGCAGAGGCCTTTGGCGCGATCGACGGCACGGTCGAAGACAGCGAGCCATTCGAGGACTCGCTGCTGGGCGGAGGCATCGAGTGACTCGGGCTGCGAGTCGGCGAAGGCATGCAAAAGCATCCAGAGTGATCGTCCGGTGGAAGGGCTCATGCGGAGGCGTATTGACCAGCTTTGAGCACTGCGCCGGTGATTGATCCATCGGTGGAGACGGACAACCAGCCAGACCAGGCATCCGCAGGGATGGTGACTGAGCCGCCATCGTGAAACAATTTGACGGACACATGCTTGTAACCAGCGGCGAGGCGGAACTTTGCCCGCCTCGCGTCACAACTGACGCCGATGCCCTCGCTGGTCGACTGATAGACCGAGACGCTCGCAGACAGCCCGCGCCACATGTCCACCGACATGACGGCAAACTGCTCAGGCTCGCCCTCATCTCCCCACTCGATGGCACCACGGGCAGCGGAGGCCACTGCGGAGGGATCGACCTCTCCAGAGAGGGTGGTCGTGCTGCTCAAAACAGCGCCGTAGTTGGTGTTTGGATCTTTGTCGGTCGTGGTGACGATCGCGCCACACTCCTCCTCATTGGTGATGATGCCACCGGGCGCGGTGGTCTCGGTGTAGTAAGACCCTTCCTCCGCGATGACGTCCGTGCGACTAGTGGTGTAGTAGGTATCATCCTCATCATTGTAGAGCAGATGGCAACCGTAAGCCGTGCCGACGCCCGTCTGATAGACGACCTCGATACGGATTTTGGCACAACCTTGGACGCAGGGCATAGCGGATCAGGATGGGATGTTGCTGGTGAGGTGCAGAACGCCCGTGGCGGTGCCGGTGCCGTCATCGCACACCTGGACATTTTGAGAGCCAGATATCGGCTGGCCGGTTTTTGTGACTACCTCTTCCTCCGCTTTGTAGAAGGTGGCTAGCACCACCTTAAACTCTCCACTGTCACTCCGCGATCCTGCATCACCGGGATCGACGGTCTCAACGGTGATCGTGACAGAGGCGATGGAGGTCATGCCCTGCACATACACACCGCTATCGACACTGAATGAGCCGGTGATATTCAGCACGATGAATTGAGACTCCTCATCCGGGTCAATATCGAGCACCGGAGCTGGCAGTGCGCTGATTGCTACAGCATTGATGGTGGGGATCACTCCACCGACGGTGCCGACGACGACGGTGCCATCCGCCTCGACAGTGAGGGGCGGAGATGTCGTGGTGGCAGCGCCTTCATCGAGCCCAAAGACATCATAGCCGCCATCCGGGCGACGCTGGATACGCTTGGCCCCCTCGATGCCAAAGGAGAGCGTGATGCCCATGGCTGCCGCGATGGTGCGGAAGGCGTGCAGCACCCACAGCCAGCGGCGTTTCATGCCCTGCGGAAATGGCGGGAGCTTGACCTGCGTGGCCTCGGTGCCGGGTTGACCTGCGGAGCGTGTCGGCATGGTGGATCAAGTGGTGAGGGTGAGGCCGAAGACGCGGAGCTTGATATGCAGTGCGCCGTCAATGACGGGAGCCTGGCGGATCAGGATGTTTTTCGCACAGGGGGCATCCGCGAAAGCGGCATCCAGTTGCGGGATGAAACCCGCGAGAAGATCAGCGCGGAGTTTCTCGGCGGTCTGCCCATCAGCAGGCGGGATGATGAGCGTGGCGAGTATCTCCGGCTCCTGTGCGGTGATGGTGACGGTGGGCACAGAGAGCGGGGCGATGGCGGCGATGGCCTGGATGATGCGCTGCGTGAAGGAGGTGGGGGGCATGGGCAGAAAGAAGATAGAGGAGAGAGGGGAGAAGATAGAGGGGAGAAGTTAGAAGTCAGAAGTCAGAAGTGAGAAGTGAGAAGTGAGAGGTGAGAGGTCAGAGGTGAGAGGTCAGAAGGGGGGTTAGGCGAGGATGTAGGGGTGCAGGTATTTATAGGTGTTGCGCAGGATCTTGACGGTGCGTCCGGCGTTGATGGAATCGACCACTTGGGTGCTGTGGAATCCCCATCCGCTGGGCCACTGGCGCACCACCGTGCCCTCCACGGTGATGTTGAGGACGGAGGGAGCAGAGACGGGATTGCTGGTGCCGGGGACGCTGTTGGTCGGTGCGGCATTGGTGGTGACGTATTCCTCGATCACCACGATCTCCGGCATCATCACACTGGCTCGCTCGGGGGTGTTCCATCCGCCGGACATGTTCCAGTAGATCGGGTCACTGGGGCTCACGACCTGACCATCGCAGGTGATGGTTTGCTTATAGCACTTGCTCCAGCGCATGCCGGTGTAGGTGCATTCGGCGATCTCATGCACGCAGCCTGCGGTCTGAGAGAGCCGCACCTGCGTGAGATACATGGCGGGGAAGTCTGGATGCACGGTGCCCTCGAAAAAATCTGCCGCGATGATCTGCCCGGCAGTGACATCGCTGCTGAAGGTCACAGCGGCCCCAGCGAGGGTGGTGAGACTGAGTGTGTCGGTGCCTGGAGATGCAGCGACGAGATAGACAGTGGGATTGCTGGTGAGTGTGCTCTGGGAGAGTCCGGTGCCGCCGGTGAGATTGACCAGCACCACTCGGGTGGCTGCGGGGTAGGCATGCGCGGTGCAGGTGAGGATGCCGGTGGCGTAGGCAGCGGTGAAGTTTTTCGGCTGCGCATGCCAAGTGATTTTCCTCTCCGTCCAGGTGGTGAAGGTGGGGCCAGCGGCGCGGTCCTCGCCCCGGCTGAGCAGTTTCGTCGCACCTGCCCCTGCGACGGGGGAGAGCGTGCCCTCGGCATCAATGAGGTGGCGCGAGGTGCGTCCATTGCGACGGCTGACGACGATGGCATTGATCATGCCGGGATAGCCCGGCGTGGCACCGCCAGGGACGGGTTCGGGCTGTCCCTGCTGAGTGACGTATTCACCGCGTAGCGAGTCGGGGCCATCGCTGCGGCGCTGTTCCTCCGGGCCGAAGCCGCCTTGATAAGACCAGCAGGGGAGGGAGGGGATGCCGATGGAGAAGTAGGACATGGATGGAGGGGAGACTTGGAGACTGTGAGACTTGGAGACTGTGAGAAGTCAGAGGTGAGAGGTCAGAGGTGAGAGGGGGTTAGCCGAGGCCGTTTTTGAGGACATCCAAGATGGCGCGGAGGAGGGCGGGGGCATCGGCGGCGGCGACGGAGGCGGCGGTGCCACGCTGCTGCTGCTGGCGGCCCTGCGCCTGCTGGGCAGCGGTGCTGTTGTAGGCGACGCCGGAGGTGCTGGTAAAACCCGCCGCAGCCGCCCCACGGGTGCCATTGCGGGCATGGAACTCATCCAAGCCGCCACCCATCATGCGGGAGGGGGTGGTGCGCGATGGTCCCATGTAGGTGCTGGAGTATTTGTAGCGGCCCTCATTCGGTCCGGATAATTCTATGGCCTGGAGCCGATTGTAATCATCGACGCTGCCGCCCATCATGCGCCCGCCTTGCTTGCTGCTGTAGCCGCGCACTTTGCGGCGGCGTCCATCGGCTTTGTCCTGCCATCCTTGCATTTGGCGAGCGAGCTTCTCAGCCTCGGCAGGGTCCATGCCATCCTGCTGCACGAGCTGCATGATGCGCTGCATCACCTGGCCTTCACGCTCGATTTCCTCGGCGGCTTTTTTACGACCGGCAGCGAGGGCTTTCAGCCGCTGGACCTCCATGGCGGTATCGAGCTGGCTCTGCATCTTTGACGCGTCTTTTTTGGCCGTGGTCTTGGCCTCATTGGCGACTTCGGAGGCAGCTTTTTCAGCATCGGTGGATTGCTCGACGGCTTGCTTTTTGCGAATCTCCTCCGCCGTGGCATCGCGTTGCTTCTGACGCTGCTTTTCGAGCAGGTCGATTTTTTTCTCGATCGCGGCCCGCTCTTCATCGCTGATGGTTTTGGCCGCGAGTTGCTCCTTTGCCATCTTCATCAGGCCGTCAGTGGCGGTCTCGATCTTGTCATCGAGTCCATCCATCATGCGGATGTGAGCCTCACTGACGACGGGCTGCGATGCGAACTCCATCAGCTCCTCACGGCTGGTGCGGAGCAGTGGCAAGAGCTCACCAGCGGATTTCCCGAGGAGGTCAAAAATCTCTGCGTAACCCGCGCCGCTCTCCTGGGCCTCCTGGAAGGCCTGGGAGAGGGCGTAAATCTGCTGCTGCGGACTGAGACGGGCCATCTCTGCTGGGTCGATGCCGAGCTCCGAGAAGGCGGAGGCGGCTTTTTCATTGTCCACCTCGGCGAGGGCGCGGTTGAGTTTTTCCAGGGCTTTGATGATGGTCTCTGCATCGCTGCCCTTTTTCTTCGCCATGAAATCGACGCGCTGAAATTCCTCCGCGCTGACGTTTAACCGCTCAGTGATGTCGATGAGATCACCCGCGCTGCCGAGCTGGCCCATGACGGCGGAACCGATGCCTTTGATGGCTTGGAAAGAGAAGTAGCCCTTGATGGCCCCGGAGAGCTTGGCGAAGGTTTTTTCACTGCGATTGGCACTGGCTTGGATATTGGCCTCTTGCTGGCGCAGACCGGCATTGAGGAGGGTTCCATCGTATCCGAAGGTGGCGGTGGCGTCGGGCATGTATCGTCAGGGGTTGACGAGATGGGGGTGTCAAAAACAGAAACCACGGATAGGACGGATCAAGACAGATAGCACGGAGTCGAACGAGGACGCTGCGCCGAACTGTGCTCGGTTAGCCTCGCTTGTCGGCGAACTGGATGTTCGCCTCATATCATTTCACCCGCACACCGAGCTGGCGGCGGACGCGGTCGAAGGTGCGGCCGGGGGCGGTGGTGGAGATGGCGGCACCGCGTGTGGTGAGGGTGCGGTGACGGACGGTGATGAATTGATTGCTGTGCCGGGAGCGGAGGAGCTCACGCTGGCAGTGTAGGGCATGCAGGCTGATGGCAAAGGGCCACTGCACCTGCGGGGCAGTGAAGAGGGTGCCGCTTTCGAGTGCCTGCATCCAGGGCGCGGAGTCTGCGCCGGGTGCGCCGGGTAGTGTCGGCAGGGCGAAGCGTGAGACGGTGAATAACCGCTGCCCGTCCGAGCCGGTGATGCGCAGCGGCGCACAGCCGCAGGCCATGAGGCTGACCCAGCGATCAAAATCGCCCGTGGTGGTGACGGGTCCGGCAGGCACAGCGGGGCCGGTGCCACGCTCTAGCAACCATGCGCCCGGAGCGGCATCCTGCACGAGATGCCAGGCATGGCCCCGCAGCATATCAAGGGCACAGTGGCGGATGTGCAGCGTGCGCAGGGCATGCAGCCATGGATGCAGCGGCTGGGCGGCGAGGATGCCACGCAAGTGCCCACCGGCGAAGTCACGGCGCAGGATGGCGGTGTGGTGCCTGCCACAGGTGCTCTGCACCGCGAGGGTGTATTCCGTGACGGCCTCGCCCCGGCGGTGATCCTGCATCGTGACAGGCTGCACGGCCGTGCCGATGGCGAGGAAGGCGGCGGCCTCGGCGGTGTTGCGGGTTTGGGTCCAACTGGTGGGCATGGGGGTTCTTGGTGCGTGGTTCTTGGTTGTTGGTTCGCGGTTCGCGGTTCTCAGTTCGCGGTTCTCGGTTTGGAAAGCGCTTGTTTTCCGGCGTTATTCAGTCGGCAGGAAACTGGGGTTAGCTGGGCAATTCGCCAGTCCATTTTGGTGTCGATGATCGCCTCACTGAAATAGGATTCGATTCGGCGCATCAAGACCGCGTAAAAGAAACGCGGGATCTCGATCGGCGTGCCATTGAGTAGATACTGCATGCACTCCGTGGAGTCTAAGGGCAGCGCAAACTGCCCGAATCCCTCACCGGGAGTGACCGTGCTGGTTAATGATGGGGATGCAATGGGCATGGTTCGCAGTTCTCAATTCTCAGTTCTCAGTTCTCAGTTCCTCCATTTTCAGTTCCTCCATTTTCAGTTTTGTTTTTTTTGATCACCACAGCCACTGACTGAGGTGTTTGGAGATGCTGGGTTGAAGCTGGTAATAGAGGGCGTGGTGGAGGGGCATGGCCCATATTTCGTCTGGGTGCCTCCCGAAGGCGTGTGCGAGTGTTGCGACGAGCGACACGGGTCCGGGAGGCAAGGCTAGTTTCCCAGTCCGTCGAGGTTGTCGGTGGTGGCGGAGTCCATAGGGATGGTGCTGGCGCGGGTGATGGCGGCGTGGATGGCCTGTGCGGTCTTGACGGCGAGAGAGCGCTCTGGCAGCGTGATGTTGCCCATGGTCCATTGCTCCAGGCACTCGGCCTGCTCCTCATGGCTGAGACGGCGCAGGGCACGGATGTGATCGAGCGAGAGATGGGCACAGTAGAGCGTGCGCACAGCCTCGGGGAAATAATCTCCATCTGTCAGGTAGCTGCCGAGCGCGGGCGCATGCTGCATGGCGCGGAGGTCGCGGTAATAGAGCTCGCTGGCGATGGTGAAGCTGATGGGCTGCCCGCGCCAGGTGTGCTCGGTGACGAAGTCCGCCACGCGATCCTCCTCTGTGACGAGATCTGGCGTGGCGGGGCCTGCGACGCTGTCGATGATGTCGTCGATGCCGGGGCGGGACGGGGAGGGGAGAGAGGGAGGGGAGTCGGGGGGGAGGGAGAACATGGGGGAGTGGGGAAGAGGATAGAGGGGAGAGGGGAGCAGTTAGAAGTGAGAAGTCAGAGGTGAGATGTGAGAGGTGAGATGTGAGAGGTGACTTTGCGCCGTGCGGGTGCGTGATAATCGACGTTTTTGTTAATGATCTGGATTGTTCTGCCACTCGCGGGCCTCGTCCTCGATGGCATCGCGTGTAACCTGCTTCACCAGTTCGCTCACAGCCTGCTCTAGCGTGTGTGCGGTGATATTGTATTCCGGCTGGCACGCACCGCCGCAGCGGATGGACCACAGTTCGTCTTTGTAGTTTACTTGGAGACTTTCGAGGCTCCATGCTTCTGTTTTTGGTTCGATGTCACTCATGTTTTTGATGTCTGGGGTTATTCGGGCAGAACCAGCGCGTGCAGGCAACGGCTCGAAGGTTATCTGTCGTAAAATCAATGCCTTTCGCTCGCCGTCGCCTGACGCAGGTCGTTCGCCTCATCTTCGTAGCCAGCGGCGGCAGCGATCATCAGTTGCCGAATGGCCTCTAGTTCATCGGCGGTGATGTCGCAGTTTACGGTTATTGCTCCGACTCCACCGCCGGGCAGTTCAAAGCTCACTCGCTTTCGGGCGCAGCCGTATTCAGCGATTTGATACTCTTCGACCATCTTAAGGTCTTCGTCAGCGCACTCTCTGGAGCAGTGGTCGCACCATGACGCCTGCCACGTCATACCCCAGTTACCATCCTCGCCCATCCACCACCAGCGAGGCAGGCCGCCCCAGAACCAACGGTCACACATCATGCACGGCTGCACAGGCAGCCAGCCCAGATGGAGACGCCAGAGATACCGGCGATCCTCCCACGTATCGCAAAAGAGGCGAACAAAACGGTGCAGCCAAGTCCTTGGGGCTTGGCCTGCTGTGTCAGTGGTTCCTAGAGAGTCTTTCATTGGATTGAGTCTTGTTGCTTCGTTTCGGACTGGCTGACCTTGACGTTAGGCAAACAGGGGATAGGACCCCGTTTGCCTTTGGCGTTTAGTTTTACTTCCGCCATACCTCGATGCCGTTATCATCGACCAGCACGGCGTCGATTTCTCCGCGCTTCATGTCTGCCAGGACGTTGTCCAGCATCCATTGCTCCTTCGGGAGATTATACCCGGTAGTCATTGGTCGATACCCTTGCTTCAGTGCGTTGTCTTTAGTCATTGTTGTCATGTTGTTTTGTTGTTTTGGTCACTCGGACCAGTTCACCACTCAAAGGCAGGTGACGCCCAAAAGATGCCTAACAAGGCGAGTCACCTAACAGCGGGAACTCACCAGTTTCGAGATTCACGCCTTTCCCTCCCGCTGTAGGTGCTCTTGAGCGTTCGACCCACTACTCGGACGCTTCTTGGCCTTCGTCGCTTTCTTCGGACGCCCGCCGAGTTTGCCGTTTACCTTCGCTGCTTTCGCCTTGGCCTTGCTCGTGGCCTTGCCGCCTTTGCTGCCGATGCTGGCGAGGTAGCGTTGCACGCTCTCGGTGTATTCCGGCCCCATGCTGCGGGCTGATTCCAGTCGTTGTTTCATGGCTGTGTTCATGGCTTGATTTCGATGAGGTCTTTCCGTGACAGCGCGTAGTATTCCATGCGCCCATCCGTGGCTATGAATCGGTCGTGCCGATGACGGCCCTCCGTTTCAGTCTTGCTGTTGTCTCCGACGATCCCCGTCACGCGCACGACTTGCGCTTTGCGTCCGTTGATGTGCGAGCGATGCCCTCGCAGTTTGTAGTCGCGCCCGACGTAGATCGGGCGGCAGTTGTAGCCTTGAGCGTGGATGGTGTTCATGGGGGTTAGCGAGCGTTGATTGTTGTCACCATCAGGTGGCGGTAGGTCGTGCCGTCTTCATTCGTTTTCACCAGCGCCTTGACTCCGGTGATGTCCCACTTGAGTCCGTTGAAGCGGACGTGTGCGCCGCGTTTGTCGGTGAGGAGTTTCAGGTGGCGCGAGGGGCTGGAGGTCTTCGTGCCGTGGCTCGTGCGGTAGTCGTTGAAGGGGAAGCTCACAAGCACCGTTCCCACATTGCCGTTGCGGTTTGTGCGCTCGATGAGTTCTTCGACCGTCGTTTCTTCGTAGTGGAGTTCTGAGTTCATGGTGTGTTTCGGTTCTCTTTACGACTCAAGAATAACCAAAGCGGCTTGGCTTGCAACAACTATTTCAGAAATCTTTTCGAGGTCAAAATACGGGGTCGAACAAGACCACTGCTGGCAACGGGCGGTAGCTACTCTGTCGCGGGATCGACGCCTTGCGCCGCCCGTGCCAGAGTGGCGGCGTTCGCCGTCCGTGAAAGCGTCAGGCTCGAAGCATTCCAAAAGTCCACATGCTTCGATGGTGGCTCGTCGTAGATGCCGATCATCGGGCCGTGAGGATACATTTTGACCTCTGCCACTTCGTAGTCCCATTGACCGTGTGGCGAGATTCTGACCCAGTCGCCAACGGCGAACAAGGGCGTTGCAGGGTCAACCGCCTGGGCGGCCTGGACTTCATAGGCTTCTGGCCTCGGTTTCATCGTTTGGTTTTCGGAGTTGATTGGTTTTTAGTCGGCGGTGCCCTGAACTTTATCGTTCCCCTCACTCAATGACGCGGTGGGGGATTTGCAGGCGGTGGTGAAGGCGGTGAATTTGGCGGCGAGGTGGGTGTGCCCGGCTTTGTATCCAGACTCGTAGATGGCGGTGTCGATGGCCTCTAGGACGAGATAGACGGGGCTGTCGCGATCCACGCTGATGTGGAGGTGTGGCACGGCGGTCTGGCGCAGAAAGCCCATGCGGCGGGCGGGATCTGCGCCAGTGAATCGCACCTCGTGCAGGTCGGGGCGGCAGGGGCGGAAGCCGCGATCATGCAGCGCGGTGATCACTTCTTGTTGCCAGCCGAGGGCGCGGAGCTCTGCGTGATCCTGGGCGGTCATAAGGAGTGCGGCGCGGGTGAGGTCGTGGGGGGAGGGCATGAGATGGGAGATGGGAGATGGGGAGATGGGGAGACGTGAGAGGTGAGAGGTGAGAAGTCAGAAGTTAGAAGTCAGAAGTCAGAAGGGAGATGAAAAAAGCGCGGTTCGTGAAGACGAACCGCGCTGCGGGAGGAGGGGATCGTCAGGGAATGGGAGAGTGCGGAGACTCGGGGGATCAGACGAGGAAGGGCGAATGCACGAGATTGAGGGTGAACTCGCGGCCGGTGCCGGAGCGGGTTTTTTTCAGCTCGGGCTCGTGGCTGTAAATGGTGCCAGTGGAGAGGATGATGCCAAAGGCCTCGTCATCGACGAAGTTCGCTAAGGCGGTGACGAGGGCGCAGTCTTCGCCACTGAGGAGTCCGTGGATCTCGCCCTGCGCATTTGGAATAGGGGTGCCGGTGAGTGTGAAGGTGTTTTTCAGGCCGTATTCCTCCACGAATACGAGCTCGGGCGTGTCACCCTCTGGCGGGACTGCCATGACCTCGTTTTGCGTGGTGCGGGTGGGTTTGGCGGAGAAATCCGTGAGGAAGAAGCCCGTTTCCGAGATGAGGCTCTGAGGGCGGGTGCCAACGATGAAAGGAGTTGTTTGTGCCATGGTGATGAGGGTGGGGTGTCAAAAAGTTCGCTGTTCTCGGTTCGCTGTTCTCGGTTCGCTGTTCGCGGTTCGCTGTTCGCTGTTCGCGGTTCGCTGTTCGCTGTTGGCGGTTAGTGGTTCGCTGTTGATGCTACTCGTTCCAGTAGGTCACGACTTCGTGGGAGCTGGTGAGGACGTGCTGGGGAGCCTCGGCGTCGGGGTCGGTGTCTTGGTCGAGGGGGCGGACGGCCTGCACATACCAGCCGGTTTTTTGTTCGGTGGTGAGGGTATAGACCCAGGTGTTCCAGGCGTCGTCATCTGCCATGGCGCGGCGGAGGGACTGGAGCCAGGTGTGTGCCTGGGTGCGGGTGGTCTGGCCTGCCTCGGTGCCGGGGATGTGGTGCAGCCGGAGTGTGATTTTCAGCGAGAGGAGCTCACTGCTGTGCTCTGGGGAGACATCACACACGAGCTCGACAAAGGGCATCGGGAGTGCCTCACTGGACTCGGCATGCTTGCGTGGGAGGGCTGTAAGGGAGGGGACGCTCTCAAGTGCGAGGACGGTGGGGGAGGAGAGGAAGTTAGCGAAGAGGCGGGAGAAGAAGGAACGGGGGGACATGTTTTTAGTTCTCGGTTCGCGGTTCGCTGTTCTCGGTTCCTATTTACGGTTAGGAGAGGGCGGTGGTGAGGGAGAGGGCGGCGCGGGCGTTGAAGCTGATGGTGGTGCTGCTCTTGGCGATGGCGATGAGGGTGAAATACCATCCAGTGGTGGCATCGGCGATAGGGGCCATTTTACCTGCGGTGGCGGAGAGGATGATGCCGGTGCCAACGGTGAGCCCGTGACTGCCCACGGTGAGGTCGGTGTCGGACTCGATGTATTCGGCGGGTTGGCCTGCTGCGCCGCCATTGAGCAGGATACCAGCCGGGACACGAGCAGCAGCGGTGCCGCTGTTGGCATCGGCGGCCTTGGCCTTGTGGGAATCGGCGGCGTCCAGATAGATCACATCGCCAGCGGCGAGGGTGGCACCCAGCACGCAACGGCGGCGAGTGGCGAGGGCGGCAGCGGATGCGACGACAGCGGAGGAGGTGAGGGAGAGATCAGCCATGACTGCGGCGCTGTGTCAAAAAAATGCACCACTGATGCACCACGGATGAGGACGGATAAAGACGGATGGCGCGGATGGTTTTAGGGATCAGCGCTGGCGGATGAATCCGGCTTGTTTCAGTGCGGCGCGGAGGGCGTGCTTGAGGGTGTGCTGAGCGCGGCGCTGGCGCTTGACGCTCTCCAGCACGTAGGCCATGCGGCGGGGGAGATCGTTGGCGGAGCCGTGCTTGGCTTTATTGGTGATGGTAATGCGAAAGGAGGCGATGCCGCGCTGCATGCGGATGACGCTATTCTTGCTGCCATGGCGCTTGATCCAGGCGGGGACACTGACGCGGAGGGCCTGCGCGGCGGCATTGAATCCGGCGGCGAGTTTGCCGACTGTTTTTAGGACTGCTTTTTCATACCGTAGGTAAGCTGTGCGACTCACCACCATCTGATTCAAAAACTTCCACCGTCCGACATCCCGTGTCGATCCGCCTCTTGTCGCCACACGCCCATTGGACTTGCTCCGCATGGATTGATGGTGTGCATGCATTTCTGCAATGGATGCATTCGGCCGATAGAATTGGCGGTCACAGCCATACACGGTCCCATCCTTCGCGACGAAGAGTCGCACGGTGGTTCCATTCTTCGATACGGCGGCGTTTTTTGCCAACAGGGCTGCATCCATCACGACAAAGACTCCCGCTGTGCGTTGCTCCTTGCTACGCCCTCCCTTTAGCCCCAACAAGTCTGCCTCAATCGCGCCCTCACCACGGCGCTGAGATTCTTTGTTCGCCCGGCCCTGTGAGGGCGGGGTGATGGCGATGATGTCCTTCACGAATCCGCGTGCATCAGTCTCGACCACTTTCTGCATGATCTTGGGCACCTCTCGCGGGACGAGGCGCATTTTTTTTTGGAGCTTGGAGGTATCGAGCTGGAGACGGATCATGCGGTGGCGGGGGTGACTCGCTCGGCGCGGAGATGCCAGATCACGCCATCCTGCTGCACATCCTTGAGCCGGTAGATGATGCCGAGATGCGTGATCTCACGGGAGCGGAGGCGTCCATCCGACTCGTAGAGCTCAGCACGGGGGAGATGGCACATCTCCACATCGGCATACAGCTCGCTCACCTGGCTACTGCCCGCCTCCAGCTCCAGTCGCAGTCCGGTCTTTACCCGAGCGGCCCCGCGCACCGCCTGTGTGCGACCGGTGAAAAGCAGTGTCGCGGGATAGACCTGGGCAGTGTAGCGGTGCTCTGCGAGGATGGACTCTTGAAGGGCGGTGATCATGTGGAGATGGGATGTGTCATTGCAAAATGAGAGGCCGCTGCGCTCAGCACGCAACGGCCTCTCATGGGCAACCAACAACACGCAGAGGATGCTACGCGGTGCTGAAATGGGTTTCGGGTGTCAATCTTTGGACTTGGACTTTTTGGCTTCAGGGGCGGCTTTGGCTTCAGGGGCGGCTTTGGCTTCAGCGGCGGCCTTAGCTTCAGCGGCGGCTTTGGCTTCTTCCTCACTCACCAGGACGGCATAACCAGCCTGCGGAGCGGTGGAGACGGGAGCCCCGAGAATGAAAGGGGCCTCTGTTTGCTTTTCCGCGAGATCGACGGTGATGCCATCGGCGTTTTTGCCTTCGTTGAGGACGATGCCCGCGAGAGGCTTCAATGCTCCGTCTGAGTCAAGGATGTAGTAGGTGGCAGTTTTCATGAGGTGATGCAGTTCAATAAAAAGCCCGCGTCACGAGGTGTGACGCGGGCGGTGGAGGGACTAACCGAGAAGGACGGCGATGTGCTCTGGCTTCATCACCGCGACACCCCAGGCGGCGCGGACGTGGTAAGTAACCATATCCGTGCCAGGCCATGCGACGATCTCAAAGGCGATGCCAGTGCGAGGATCGGTGACGACTTCGCTGTCGATACGGAGGTCTCCTTTACCCACAGAGGCGGGGAGACGTGTGCCGAGCAGCATGGCATTCTGTGTGAAGACGAGATTGCGAGCTGCGGTGTCATTCACGGTGATGGCAGTATTGTCCGCGACGACCGCCAGGATGCCGGGCTTCTCAATGGTGAAGCTGCCGCCAGACAGCGCGGTGGTGACGACATACTTGTGTGCGCCGATGGTGACGATGTCGCCAGCGAGGATGGTGCCACTGCCGGTGTCCACATTCACGGTGGTGTCCCCCACGGCGAGGGCGGCACTGAGCTGGTAGCTAGCGCCGGTGCCTTTGGTGGCATTATACACCTGTGCGGACTCCTTGAAGGAGATGCCGTGGATGTTGAGGATCTCGCCATCACGCAGGGTCATGGTATTGCCTGCTTCATTGGCCTTCGTGAGCTGTCCAAGCGTGCGGAGAGCTGCGCCTGCGCTGGTATTGATCACAGCGGAGCGGCCCGAGAGAGGTGCGCCGTTGTCATCAAGGATTTTGCGAATCTGAGCGGCATCAGCCAGATTCGTCGCGAAAGGCGTGGTGCCAGCGGTGCCGTAAGCACGGGATGCGCCGAGTGCGCCATAGGTGCAGACATCGGCCTCCATTTCATTCACCAGAGCGCGGATGGCCTCGGCGATCTGCTGCTGCTGGAGATTGAGCGAACCAGGGCCGTTTTCGTTCATGGTGTATTCCTCTTCACCCGTCCAGGAGAAGGGGGCGAAACGGCTTTTTTGAATGGTGAAGCTGCGATTATCAAAAGTCTGATAAGCAGCGGTAGGGAAGGCCATACCAGGAGTCACATTACCTACAGCACTATTCGTGCGGGCGATGGGATTGCGCATGGTGGCATTCTGCGCACAGCGATCTGCACGGGGATCACGCGTGACCGAGGACAGTGCCCCTGTCAGCTCACGACTGACGACATTCAGCGCAGCATAAGCATCCGCGATGAGATTCGTGAAGGTATTCAAATAAAGCGATGGGGTGGGCGATGGGCTGTAATGGAGCCCAAAGCTGACGGCGCTACCTGCCACAAAGGACAGGGCGGCGAGTTCATAACGGCCCTGCATCGCGAGGGTGGCGACAAGGAACGTGATGGCAAGAGTGAGGAGTGCGTTGATGGATTTCATAGGGTCGTGGATGTGTGTTTTTTTGGTTTTGAGTGTGAGTCTTATTCTTCGATCAGCCGTCCACCGTCTGAGAAGAACTTGGCTTGTGCGTGGGGGGAGAGCTTGCGCCACTCGGCGCGGGGCATGGTGTTCTCTTTTTTCTCGCCACCATTGCCTTGAGCACCTTGCACGGGAGGGTTGCCACCGGCTGCGGCGGCGGGGCCGTTGGTGAGGAGGTTTTGGATTTTGGCGAGGTCGGCCTTGAGGGCGGTGATCTGGTCTTTGTCGGCCTTCGTGACCTCGGTGATGCGGGCGTCAAAGGCGGCTTTCACGGCGGCGTCTTCAAAGTCGATGACGACGTTTTTGCCGGGAGACTGGGGCTTGTGGGCCTTGAAGGCCTCGACGGCTTGGTCTTCGGTGCAGTTTTCCGGCAGGGTGATGCCGAGGGCGGCGGCGAGTGCGATGATGGGTTTCATGTTTGGTTTGGAGGATGTGAGGGACGCGGTAGGCGAGGATGGCGGCGGGGTGTCAAAGAGGGCAGACCAGCGAGCGGGCATCTTTGCGAAGTCTGCGGAGGCACGGAAACGATCGGAGACGGAGAGATTGCTGAGCTTCATCTCACTGGTGACGACATCGACGAGCCCAAGCGATTTTGCCGTGGGACCATCCATGAAGGTGGTGGCATCCATCAGCGCGGCGAACTCCTTTTCATCGCGTCCGCTTTTGGCGGCGTAGGCGCGGCGGATGGCGATGTCGTGGGCTTTTAGCGCCTCTGCCTCGCGCTCCATGTCGCGGTAATCTCCCACGGCGTAGGTTCTGGCATTGTGGATCATCATGAGTGCATTCGCAGGCATGCGGATCTCGTCACCCGCCATCGCAATGACGGTGGCGATGGAGTAGGCGTAACCGTCGATGTGGACGATCTTTTTGGCACTGTGCCGGGCGAGGATGCTGTTGATCGCGAGTCCAGTGGAGACGAGTCCGCCCTCGCTGGAGATATAGACGTTCAGCGTCTCGATCGGGCCGAGTGCGCGGAGCTCTTCCTCGATCTCCTTGACGGTGCCTCCCTCGCCTTCGTAGGGGCCGAACCAGTCTTCGCCGGATTGGTTCGAGTAGCCGATGATGCCACGGATGCGGAGTTCGCCCTCTTTGGGGCCGATGTTTTTGATTTGGAGCCAGGAGCGGGACATGCTGGCGATGGCATGTCAAAAAATGACGGGGAATAAAACACCGCGAGAGATGGGATAACCGCAGAGATGAGGCTGGATGGTTTTCTCTGCGGTTATCTCATCTCTCGCGGTGGGCTCATCATGGAATCAGGGGGCATCCAGCGCGGCGATGTCGGCGGCGAGGGTGGCGGGGCTAAGGGTATTCAGGGTGCCAGAGGCGGCCTGGAGTGTCTTGAGCCCCATGCCGACGGCGATGGCGATGGAGGCGGGGATTTCCACTTTCTCGATCGGGATGCGCTTTGCCTGCGAGATGGCGTAGCGGATGTTGTTGAGCTTTTGATCAATGGAGGCATGGCGCACGGCCTCGCCATCCATGCCGGTGCGGCGCTCAATGAAGTCATCTGGGGTGATGAGGTTTTCGCCCAGGTTTTCGTGGTCGGCTTTGTTGTCGCGGCCGGCGTCCACGGATGGATCAGGGTCGGTGATGAAGTCGATTTCATTCCAGTCAGGGACATCTGCATACTGGAACAATGGGCCGCCAGGCATCATGGCGGTGCCGATGACCTTTTCCCACAGCCACTCTAGGAAAGGATACAAGCGAGCGCGGAGGCCCTCATGGGCGCGGGCGACCTGCTGGAGCAAGCCGCGATACTCAACCCCGCCCACTTTGCCTCGGGTGAAAATCCACTCGGGCGGATAGCCAAACTCAAACATGAAAGGGTGCAGCAAATCGGCGAGGATGTCGCGAAACGGGATGCCCTCCTGCGGGTTGTTGAAAAAGTTGAAGGTCTCACTATCGCTCATGGGCAGGAACACTGCCCCCTCAGCAACTTCGACGAATCGGCGGCCTGTATCGGCAGCAGGTGTGCCGCCCTGCTCAGCGACCTTGATGCTCTCCAGTGCATTGAGCGTCTTGCCATCCCGCGTGGTGGTGGCACCGAGGAGCGAGGCGCGGACCTTGGCGGAATGCTTGCGCAGGGCCTTCAAATCGAGTGAGTCGATCAGATCGCGACCACTGGAAAAAATAAAGGGATCGCCGTGGTATTGATGCACGCGAGTGTCTGCCATCAAGTGGAAGATATTCGGGTGCCCCATGCCATTCACGGCGGGGATGTCGGTGAATTTTTTGGATGAGGTGTAGCCGGTGGCATCGGCGTCTTGATTGAGCCGGAGGAGCTGGAGCTGATCGAGCCCATTGTATTGCAGCCCATCAAACCAGCGGAGTTTCCGCGCCTCACTGGTCTGCACATCGCCATTGGTGAGCTGGTCACGGCTGATGAGTTGGATCTGAAAGGCTCGCTTGCTGCGATCATTGAGTGACCACTCGATGCCCGAAGGATCAAAGACGGGATGCGTGAAGAGTTCACCATCGCCCATCATGGCGGCGAGCATGATGGGCTGGAGGGCATACAGATTGTTTTTTTTGCGAATATCAATCGCCCTCGATCCGGCCCATTTTCTGAAAAGCTCGGTGGCGTCTTTTTTGAAGCCTGGATTCTGCGAGATGGATTTGCAGCCGATGCCTTTGCCAACGGCCTCGCGTGGGAGTTGCTGAATGGCGTAGCGCACCTGCGGAATGCCTTCTTCACTCTGAAGGAAGCGGGAGATTTGCACCAAATCTTTGCTGCGCTGCATGCGCTCGATGCTTTTCAGGCTCCAGGGTGTGTAGCGCGGGGAGGTGCGGTAACTGCCCATGCTGGCGGAGGATGTGGCGGCATTCACGATGGGCGCAGTCGCGGAGCCGGAGAGGCTCGGAGACGCGGAGACGCGGAGACCGGGAGACTGGGAGGCGGGAGACTTGGAGGGGCGTTTTGCCATGGCGGAATGATGAGTGCTGAGTGCTTAGTTCTTAGTGCTCAGCCAAAGATGACGGCGGGTTCACAACCGGGGGCGAATCGAAAGCCAAAGGGGCGGCGATCGGAATTGGCGACCAACCCGGCGATCTCTTTCTCCAAGTCCTCAATCGCGGCCTGGGCGGCGTGGCGTCGCTGCTCGGGCGTGGAGTCGCGAAACTGCGCGGAGTGCGACGAGCCCTCAAAAGCATGCGCGGTGATCTCTCGCCCGCTGCGATCTTCCGCGAGAAGAAGATACTGATCCGTCAACCACGCCAGCTGCGCAGCGGTGTCGCCCTTGTGCAGAATGCGGGCGTGAAAACGATAGTCAGATGTGAGATCAGCAATGGATACAGCCGCCATGCGGGCGGGTGGGTGTCAAAACCCGCCCGAGGAGGCGATGGCGAACGTGCGCTAGTTGCTGGGATGGGCGTTCGGGCTACCTGTGGAGCGAGGACTTCCATTGATCAAAAGTCAACGCCTCCGTTTGAGCGAGTGCGTTCTTCATGTTGATCACAGTCTCCACCTTTGCTCGCTCAAATGCTTTTTCATCGCATTCACCAGGGCGAAGGATGAAGTATCCTTCCACCCTCTCCGCCGCGTTCTTGATGTCGTATTGGCTCATATTATTAGAGGTGTTTGATTGCCCACTTCTTTGCGCCCGCAACGGTTTTGCCACTCCAACACTGGAGGGTGATGTCTGCGTTCTTGATGCCGTCGCGGGCATTCACATAGAGGTTTGCCCATACTGAGCCTTCTTGTTGATTGATGACTACTGCGCGGTTTCCGATGGTGATGATTTCTTGTCTCATGGCGATGTGAGAATATACGCAATGCGTAACTTTGTCAAATCTATTTTACGCTTTGCGTAACTTTTCTTTGAGTGCATTATCTGGCATGATTTGGAAAGATGTTCTTGCCCTCGGCCCCACTGCTATCTCACGCGCTATCGGTTGCCCTGTGACCACGGCTAGCTCGTGGATTCATCGCGGAGGCCCTGCGGAGTGGGAGCAAAAGCTCATCATCAAAGCCATTAGCACAAAGAGCCCGAATAATGCACTACACCCAACAGCGGTGGCTAGGACGCCCACTACCACTGATTCCAGCGTAAAACTCACCCGACGCTCGCGCCGTGGGTGAGTTTTGCATTCAAAGCATCCCACCAGCACGCAGAAGCTGGTAGTCAATGCAGGCATACTTGGAGCAGTCGCCGAAGTGGTCATGCGGAACACGTTGCCACTCGCCGTCGGCGTCGCGTTTTTGGCCGGTGTGACCGAGTTTGACCTCGGGATCGGCATCGACAGGGAGGTGAAAACCACCGTCGATGCGGCGCATCATGCGATTTGCGTAGAGCATGTTTTTCACCTCGCGGTCATTGAAGACGAGGAGGGACATCTGCGGTCGGGTGGCGACGCGGGTCTCGTGGAGTTGCCCGTGCTTGGCGTCGGAGCCTTTGACCGCGATGAAGGCCCCGCGTGAGGCGGCGCAGACATCAAGCTGGTCATCCTGCTGCCAGCCGGTGTCGAGGTATCCGCGATCGGGGAAGATTTTTTCTCCGGTGCCCTCAACAATGATGTGGCGGGCCTTCAGGAAATCGGTGGCAAGGAGATCCTTCGAGGAAACGACGGTGCCCCAGTCGCAGACCCAGACACCGCCGTCTTTGGCGAGGGCGACGAGCTCCCAATGCGTGGTAGCCTCGCCAGGATCGGCATTGAGGAGCAATCGCAGCGGCTTGAAGGGCAGGGTGCCGCGTCGATACAAGGGGCGTCCGTTTTTGCCATCGGCGATGGCTTTCACCACATCCTCCATTTTGAGGTTCACATTGTATTCTGTCCAGGGGCGGGCGAGGCGGCTGTTGTGGTAGTCTTGGAGTCCGAACATATCCTTGAGTGAATCGAGGAAGTCCCAGGCCATGGTGCCGAATGATTTGGTCGGCGAGTAGAAAGAGGGGAGGATGAAGGTGCGGCGGTTTTTCGCGGCGATGGGGTTGTGGCGTTTTTCGGTGCAGCCCTCCACCATGGCCTGCTTGTGCAGCTCGGTGATCTCGCAGCCATTGTGCGGGCAAATGTAGCGCACGGATTCACGCACGCGTGCCTCATCCCATTGACCAGATGCCTCGCGGGCGTCGGAGTCCCAGGTGAGCGATTTGTAATCACTGGGCAACGTGAGGCCGAGGTGGGTATTGTAGTCCTCAACATCCTCGGTCCGTCCGATGAAGTCGAGGTAGAACCAGCCGTGGCAGTGCGGGCACTCGGTATAAAAATGGGTCTGGTCTCCAGCGAGGATGTATTTCCAGAAGGGATGCGTGGGTGAGTTCGGTGTGCTGGAATAATAGTGAAATTCCAAAGCGCCAAAGCCATCGG